CCAGTGTAGCGGGTAAAAGTAGAGCAGGTAAAATGTTGCAAGGAATGCAAAAAACTCAACGTCAATCTTTTAGAGATTAATTATGGCAAGAGTAGCAAAAACAAATTTAGCAAAGGCTCCTGATTTTATTTCAAGCAAAGAACCTTTTCAAGCATCAGCACTATCTGGTGTAGAAGGTACCACTGGCCCTGGCTATATGTCAGATGATGAAACTCGTGAATATCGCAAATCAAATCCAACATATACAGTACGTTCTTACGGAACACCTATTGCATGGCACGGAGATGCGGGTTGGCAACAATCTACAACAAAATATTCTCGAACTACTTCCAAACATCAAACCATCGTTAAGCGTGCATTGAACACCCACTTCCAAAGCGGACACGATAACGCAAAGAACCCACACTACGGCCTACCTCTTGGCGAGAAGTAAGAGTGGTGGGGGTCGTAACGACGCCCGTAAGTGTGGTAAAGCAAGTAAGAAACGCCCAAAGTCAAATGTAAACAAGGGTAAATCTTGTTGTGGATATTCAATTAAAAGAACAGATAGGTTAGACCACAATCAAGGTCATCGTAAAATAGCCTTAGCCGCTTAAATAGTATAGGATAAACGGACTACTACAAGGAGCACACATGTATATACCACCTTTTTCAATTGAACCGACTGAAATTGTCGGAGGATGTATTGCTATTTATCGTGATATTTGGGATTCTCCTAAAGAAACAATTGATACCATAGAAAAAGTTACTTTAAACTCAAATTCTGGTGTTCAATTTAAAAGAGCCACATTGGGAAATAACGTAGATACGGGAGAAGCAAGGACTAACTCTCATCTATCTTTAACGGAGGCTGCACAAATAAATGATGATTTTCGTAAAATTAACAATAAATATTTTGATTTAGTTTTTGCAGCCATGCGTGACTATTCAAATAGATTTTGTAAAGATTTACCATATTTTTTTGTAGAAGGATTTAATTTGTTAAAGTATCAAACTGGGCAAGAATATACAGCACATTTTGATGGCGATACGACTACACGTAGATCCGTTTCTCCAATAGTTTATTTAAACGACGACTATACTGGTGGAGACATTGAGTTTGTTTATCACAATGTAAAAATTAAACCTAGTCCTGGAATGTTGGCTCTTTTTCCATCTAATTATGCTTATGCACATATTGCTCATCCAGTTAAAACAGGCACTAAATATGCAATTGTTACTTGGTTGCATGATCAACCTAATATGGAGAGATAATGTCAAATATTCCAATTCTTGGACAGAAAAAACAAGATAATGAACCACAGTTTAGGTTGTTGTACTGTCTTGTCTGTCAAACATTAGAAGAGTTACCACCTTATGATGGTGCGCCTGAGCAAGATCACCTATTAGAAATTGCCTGTGAACAGCATGTCTTTCCCTCTGGAGAACCGCATAAAGGAAAACTATTTGTATTGCCATTAAAAGCATGGGCTAAGACAGAGTCAAAAAAAGAAATTATTAGACAAATAAAAGGCGGAGGTTCTGCTGGTATTGCAGAGGTGGATGATACTTTCTACGAATCACGATCTACCTTTATGGAAGATGCAATGACTTGCTATAGGCAACACAACAAACCAAAGGATGGCTGTTCAGATTGGCATATTAAAGACAAGATGTTGGTGCCGAAAACAATAAAGGAACGCAGAGCAGAGGGTATGGAGAAGTATGAAGAATCCGCAGGTCCAAAAACTTATTTGTGCGACTTTTGTCCTGTAGCAATATCCGTAGCACAACGAAAGAGAAAGTTAATGGGAATATAATAATGTCTGATAATGAGATGATCCAAGCAGCCTATACTGTAGGTATTAGATTAGATGGAACTGTGTTTACCGAGGTGCTTGAACCTAGCGAAGTAATTCAAAGAAGAGCAACTACTTTTGATATATATCAAACAAGCAGAGAGTTAGTCTCCGATATTGAAAGCCAATTACTTGCAGATCGAGTTGCACGTACTGTATTGGCAAGTCTGCAACCAAAGGACAATGTTGCAGAATTCAAGGAAAAATTGATAAATGCACTAAGTGATAGAGGCATAGACACCCCACAAGCCTAAAGAGCCATAGACTATGTCTATGAGTGATTTAACTGGCTTTGTAAGTCCTGTTCAATTACAGGCTGCCCCTACTTCTTATTTTTCTGATCCTGAAGAAGAGTTAGACCCGCAGTTATTTGTAAACACAACTTTAAAGGGTTGGGTTCGTAACGGTATTCTTCAAAAATTGTATGGATTTTTAGATGACGCTTATCGCCATCCAGATTTGTGGACAAGAGTTTGGATTGCAGGTTCGGCGGTATCTTTCCAATGGTCAGCAGATCGTGAACCAGGAGATTTAGATATCCTCATTGGTGTTGATTATTTTTCATTTAGAAAAGCCCATCCAGAGTATATGGGATTATCAGATATTGAGATTAGCAAAATGTTAAATGAAGATTTTAGAGAACACCTACAGCCTGAAATGACTAATTGGAATGGATTTGAAGTAACTTTTTACGTTAATCCTGGAGCCACAGATATTAGAACAATTAATCCTTATGCTGCATACGACCTTAACCACAATGAGTGGACAGTGTTTCCTAAGCAACAAGGTGCTACACAAAATTTAGCGTGGGAATCAGCCATTCAAAAAGATACTTCCAAAGCCTCAGAAATTGTTATGCGTTATTCAAAGTATTTAACAGATTTACAAAATGCAAAAAACCCAGCATCTCGTCGTAACGCTGAGTTTGGTTTACAAACCGCTTTAATGCAAGGTTCGGCTCTTTTTGAAGATATCCACCATTCTCGTCGATACGCTTTCAGACCAGATGGTAAAGGTTATGAAGATTTTTATAATTATAGATGGCAGGCTGGTAAGAAATATGGAACAGTTCCTGCACTAAAACAACTGTCTGAGTACTGGTCAGCATACAAAGCAAAACAAGCAGATGAAACTTATGGTATTGATTTACCAGATACTCAGACCCTAATTCGTAGAGCGGCGACATACCGAGCAAAAGGATAACTAATTAATATATTACTATCACTAGACGGCGTACTTAGTTCGGACACAGGAGAACCAATCCGAGCAGGAGTAATGCTTTACTATGCATTAAACACCAATAATCGTGTAGCCATTATGACCTCTAGAAAAACAGAGGATGCAGAACATTGGCTTAATTCTCACGGAATTATTAATTATGATGATTTAATTGATCGTTCTTTTTATTTAGAAGGCGAAGACTTAAAAAAGAGACAATTTGTTATGAGTCGTTCTCGTGCTCCAATAGAGATGTATGTTGATTCTGACCCGTCTATGTGTGCTTGGGTTTTTGAAGAACAAGGTATTCCAGCCATCATGTTTATGAATCCAGGATATTTGGCTGTAGAAAGACGACCTGATGCACCTAAAAAAGTTCGTACTTGGAATCAAATAGAGGAGTCTATTAATCGAGTAAATGTTGCTCGTTCAAAGGATGCGGCTAATCCAAAAGAACTAGAGTTTTGGGATGACTAAATTAATTTTTTCAGGAACTGAAGTTGGTTCAAACCGTACCTTGTTAGAAGGTCAGAAAGTTGAGTCAATGGGACTCAACTATTGGGGTCTTAGAAAACGTGGTTTACCAAAAACTAAACTTTGGCTTATTAGCGAACATTTTACTCCAGAGACTAAAGTTTATATAGAATCTGGGGCAGCACAAGCGGACAAAGCAGGTCTATCTAAAGAAGAATTATTAGAGATAGCCGCAGACTATCAAGAGTTTTTAGTCAATAACGCTGATAGAGCAGAGGCTTTTCAAGAATTTGATTCACTTACTTTAGGGTTAGATTGGGTAGAAAAACAACGTCCATTTTTTGGTAATGATCCAAAACTATGGGTAGTATGGCATGAGGAATATGGGTTGTTAAATCTTAAGGATATCTCTGAAAAGTACAAAAACGTAGTAGTGCCTTACGCTGAAATTGAGTCAGTAACTAACTTAGCAGCCGTTACACGGAGTTACTCTAAACAATTTAATACCGTCTATCACGCCCTTGGATGTGCTAAACCAGATAACTTAAGACAGATACCATTTGCTACAGCCAGCACATTGTCTTGGTTATCACCTATGCGAAGAGGTGAAACTATTATTTGGGATGGAACTAAATTAGTTCGTTATCCAAAGAGAATGAAAGATCAAGCACGACCACGATACAAGCCCATTGTAGAGAAGGCTGGACTAGACTATTTGGAGTTTGTCCAGGATGGTACCCTTGAAGCAACTAGAGTTGCGGTATGGTCTTACAAACGATTAGAGGAGTCTATGGATAAGAAAAGCCCAAATTTTCACATCATCAATGGTGGTAAAGAGGAGAAAGTATCTGATAATAGCGATGAGTTGTTAACAGGTTTAATGGGATTTGAACCACCCTCTTCTGATAACAGTGGTGTTGAAGTGCGGAAAAATTCTGCAAATGAAGTGATACAAAGAGACCCTTTAGAGGTTCAAAACTTGCCTGTCTTTGGATATAAAATGAAGACAATAGTTGAAACTGATGAAGAGGGAAAAGATGTTCTTAAAGATGTCCCAATTATTAATAATCAACATTCGTCACTTCGTCAGTGCAATACCTGCTTTGTTGCTTCAAACTGTCCTGCTTTCAAGCCTGACAACAGTTGTGCTTTCAACCTTCCTGTTGAAGTAAAGACTAAAGATCAACTTAAGGCTTTATTGAACGCAATCATTGAAATGCAAGGCCAGAGAGTGGCTTTTATGCGTTTTGCAGAGGAGATGAATGGCGGATATGCTGATCCCAATGTATCTCAAGAAATTGATCGGCTGTTTAAACTTGTTGGTAATTTAAAAGAGTTAGAAGAAAACAGAGAGTTTGTTCGCATTACCGCAGAGCGTCAAAGTTCTGGTGGCGTTCTTTCTGCAATATTTGGTGATAGAGCACAGGCTCTTCGAGATTTACCTGACGCTTTAAAAGAAGATACAGTCACAAAGATTATTCAACAATCTATTGAAGAGTAGTTATCTGATAATAGCAAGTGGAGAACAGTGGATCATAGTGGAGGGCAATTTAGCCTTTTTTATATGAGGTAAGTACTCAACCAAGTTAACAAGTGTGTGATAGGTTAAGACCCGTCACAATACGCATTCCCATCGAGGGGTATTTGCATCCAAATAGAAATAGTGGGGGTTTACCGATATGTTTTCTTTTAAGTTAGCCGAAGAGTTTGTTACACCATACAAGAGTTTAAAGGCTCCCTTTGGATATCAAGATGCCGCTGGTAATTCCGTTGGTGAAATAACTTTTCTTAGGACCTATTCACGACTTAAAGCAGATGGTACTAAAGAAACTTGGGTTGACGTTTGTGAGAGAGTAATCAACGGTATGTATTCTTTACAAAAAGACCACGCTAAAACAAACCGCTTACCTTGGTCAGATGCTAAAGCAGCCGCCTCAGCCAAAGAGGCTTTCGACCGTTTGTGGAACTTAAAGTGGACACCACCAGGTAGGGGTCTTTGGGTTATGGGTACTCCGCTTGTAAATGAAAAACGAAACTCAGCAGCCTTACAAAACTGTGCGTTTGTATCGACTGGCTCAATGACTAAGACCGATCCAGCAAAGCCTTTTGCGTTTTTAATGGAGGCTAGTATGCTTGGTGTTGGAGTTGGGTTCGACGATAAGGGTGCCGACAAAGACTTCACGATTTACAAACCGCAAGAGGGGGAAATATATGTCATTCCAGATACCAGAGAAGGCTGGGTCGAGTCAACGGCCACGCTTATTAACTCTTACCTACGATCAGACTCAAAACGTCCTAGGTTCGATTATGCAGAAATTCGCAAGGCAGGTGAACCCATCAAGACATTTGGTGGAACAGCAGCAGGTCCAGAACCGCTCATTAAGTTACATAATTACATCGATGGAATCTTCAAGGAACGTGCTGGTCAGAAACTTACCCGTATTGATATCGCTGATATTGGGAACCTTATTGGGGTTTGTGTTGTATCTGGTAATGTTCGGCGGTCTGCTGAGTTACTTATTGGTCGAATTGATGATGAAGATTTCTTAAATTTAAAGAACGTAGAAAAATTTCCAGAAAGAAACTCTTACAATCCAGAAAAGCCAGGATGGGCTTGGATGTCTAATAACTCTGTATCAGTAAATGTTGGAGATAATCTAGACAACATCATTGATGGCATTGCTCGTAACGGAGAGCCAGGAGTTGTCTGGATGGATATCTCAAAACAATATGGTCGTCTCATTGATCCAATTAATAATAAAGATTGGCGCATTGCAGGATACAACCCCTGTGCAGAACAATCTCTTGAGTCCTTTGAGTGCTGTACCTTAGTTGAGACCTATTTAAATCGCCATGAAGACATAGAGGACTTTAAAAGAACCTTAAAGTTTGCTTATCTATATGCAAAGACCGTAACTCTCATACCTACACACTGGGAAGAAACAAACGCCATCATGCAAAGAAATCGGCGCATTGGAACTTCTGTTTCAGGAGTGGCTAACTTTGCAGATAGGAAAGGATTACCAATACTCCGTCAGTGGATGGATGAAGGATATAAAGTAATCAAGACCTACGACACCACCTACTCTGAGTGGCTTGGTATTCGTGAGTCAATCAAGATGACTACCGTAAAGCCAAGTGGAACAGTTAGCATCTTGGCAGGTGAATCACCTGGCGTTCATTGGACTGTAGGCGGAGAGTATTTTAATCGTGCTATTCGGTTTGCAAACTCTGATCCAATGTTGCCTCTGTTTAAGATGGCTAATTACAGAGTAGAACCAGCAAGTGAATCTCCAAATACTACTTCTGTTGTATTTTTCCCAATTAAATCTAATGCTAGACGTTCTGAAAAAGACGTAAGCATTTACGAAAAGATGGCCCTTGCTGCAACTGCACAAAGATATTGGTCAGACAATTCTGTAAGTGTAACCATTAGTTTTAATCCTGAGACTGAAGCCTCGGCTATTGGTACAGCCCTTCACATGTATGATGGACAACTTAAAACCGTGTCTTTTTTACCATCAGGTAATGCTACGTATCCTCAGATGCCTTACACGCAAATTACTGCTGAAGAATACGAAACAGAAGGAACTATGAAATTGTTTCCAATAGATTTGTCTGGGGTATACGCTGGTATGGCTGCTGACGCTATTGGGGAGGCGTATTGCACAACGGATGCTTGTGAAGTAAGATTAATTCAAAATAATTAAAAAAGGAAATTATGAGTACTAAAATCAATAGCATAGTAATTGTTGGCGGGGGTTCTGCTGGATGGATGTCTGCTGCATCTTTAATAAAGGCTTTTCCTAATAAAAAAATAACAGTTATTGAAAGTTCTGACATTCCTAAAGTTGGAGTTGGAGAAAGTACAGTTCAAGAGATAACTACTTGGTTAAACTTTTTGGATATAGATCATAAAGACTTTATGAAGCATACTAATGCTGCTTATAAACTTGGAATTGGTTTTACAAATTTTAAAACTGCTAAATCACCAACTTTTTTTTATACATTTGGTAATCCAGATATATCAAATACCTATTTTGGGTTAAATGATTGGCTTTTTCAAAAAGCATTAGATCCACAAATTGCAGATACAGAATATGCTGAATATTTTTATCCACAAGCAAATAGTTTTAAAACAAATAAACTTGTTATGGATTATCATGAAACTATGAGTCATTCTTATAGAGTTGATAGAGACGTTGTTTATCAATTTGATGCATCTTTATTTGGTTCTTGGTTGGCTAATAACTATGCTATTCCAAAAGGAGTAACTAGAATTATTAATACAGTTAAAAAAATAGAGGGTTCTAAAGAAGGAATAACTGCTTTAATTCTTGAAAATGGAATAAAAATTGAAGCAGATTTATTTATTGATTGTTCAGGTTTTAAAAGTTTATTATTAGGAGAATTTATGGAAGTTCCATTTGTTTCTACAAAAGAAGTTTTACCAAACAACAAAGCCTGGTATGGACCAGTTCAGTACACGAATAAAGAAAAAGAAATGCAGACCTTTACTAATTGTACAGCCGTAAATAATGGATGGATTTGGAACACCCCTTTATGGAGCAGAATAGGTACGGGTTACGTTTACAGTGATGAGTTTGTTGATGATGATACTGCTTTACAAGAATTTAAAGATTATCTAGATTCAAATTCAATGGTTATTCCTGATTCAAATAGATCTAAAAACATGGAATTTAAACAAGTTCAAATTAAAAATGGTTATTATGAACGTTCTTGGGAAAAAAACGTTGTGGCTGTAGGATTATCAGCAGGATTTTTAGAACCATTAGAAAGTACTGGATTATTATTTATACATGATTTTTTATCACAATTAATACATACGTTACAAAGAAGAGAATTTATTACTGCGTTTGATATTACTTCATTTAATAAAAATTTTGTATATTATATGAAAAATACAACTCAATTTGTTTCTTTGCACTTTCAGTTATCTCAAAGAGCCGACACTCCTTACTGGGACAAAATTACAAACAATGTTTCGTACCCAGATGAGTATTTTAATATAACAAAAGATGTATTTACTGATCGAGTTATCCATAATCCAGTGCATACAGCAATTGCGGTTGGGTTAGGTTACAATCCTTGTACTTCATTACTTGTAAGTAACTTAGATTTTGAATTTCAAAGAAATACTAAAGAGTTGTTAGAACCTTACATTAAACACAGAAAATTAAAACAAAAAGAATGGAAAAAAATTATTGATAAAGCACCTACACATTATCAATACTTAAAAGAAAACATATACAATGAAAATCAATGACATACCTACAGTAACTAAACAACTTTTTACAAAATCATACTGGAATAAAACTAATATTATTGAATTTTGGGCATTCTCAACTAAACTAGTAATTATTATTCCTGGTCTTTTATTAGGAAAACAATGGTGGTGGTTATATATTTTTGCTTTTGCTTCTAGTGTGGCTTTAATATTAACTTCTACTATAAAAACTTTACCTACTATTATTTATTTTAACGTTATTTGGAGTTTGTTAGCAACAACTGCAATTTTAAAACATTTTTTATAGCCTTCTGCTATTGCTTTGCCTTTTGCTTATGCTTTGCTCTGCTTTACTGTTGCTTTGCAATATGCTGTCTTGTGAATTTTTATTTTATCTTCAATATTTAATAAAGGTCTAATATTTACATTATTTTTAAGAACTACCTTTGTTATGGCTCCCTCACACACAGAGCAAACTAATACTAAACACTCTGTTGTTGTGTAATCTTTTCTCCAACCTAAATGAATTAATTTATCCCAAAACAATTTTTCGGTGTAAGGCAGATCAGGTTCTTTGTAATGTTTATATTGTTCTTGCTTATGCTGTATGTATTGCTTATCTAATTCTATATAACGATCTACAAAGGAGTGTTCTCCCATGATTGCCCCCTAACTAACTGACTAACTTCTCCTGGCTGCCAGGTAAGTTAGTTCTAAGATAGCCCCACCATCTCTGATGGGGCTTCTCCTATTGCTTCTCCTATTGTTTTGCTTGCTTATGCTTCTGCTATGGCTTCTGCTATTGCTTTGCGTTCTTTTCTGGGAACTGTTCCATTAACTGCTTAGTCTTTGGAGTAAGTCCATGCCAAGAACTCCAATCTTCACCGCCTCTACTCATGTAGTAAGCGATCTTTGCATTGACCACAGGGTTGAGCAATTCGGCATTATTTTCTAAACCAAATTTTTCTCTACGATCTTTGCCTAACTCTCCGATCATGTTTATTTGAAACATGCCCCACGAGTTATCACCTGTGTTTGTATTAGGATTGTGAGCGAGGGGTCGCCCATTACTTTCTTTCTTAGCAACTGCCCATGCTTCTTTCAGGTCTGTGCCTGTAAAGCCTACGGCATGAAGCAACTCAACCAATTCAAGATCGGTTAACTTATGAGTATTTTCATACTTCTTTAAGGTTGCTTCGTTTGTTGTTTCGCTAACTATTAGTGCTTCGGCTCTTGTTGGTGCTATGGCATCTGATGTAGTTGCTACTCCAAATGCTACGGCTAAGGTCGAAATTGACCCACCAAGTATTAAAGCCTTTAGTCTTGCTTGGGCTTTTGCTGATGCTTTGGCTATTGCCTTTGGCATCTGCTCGGCTCTTATTCTTGCGTTTGTTTTCATCATCACTCCAAATAGTCGTTGGCACTTTCAGATGCCTT